GCGCTGACGCCCGATCATCGGGATTACGCGCAGATCATGGGCCGCGTTGCACTGCCTGGTCTTCCGGCGCAGGCGGCGGCGGCGGCGCCAGCCCCTGCGGCTTTTGCTCCGCCCGCCGCGCATCCAGGGGCCTTTCCTGCCGCACCACCGCCGCAAGCCGCGGGCGCCGATCCCCGTCCCAGCTGGGCGCGCTGAGGCAGGAGCGCCCCAGCCATGATGCTTCGCCCCCGCCAGAAGCTATTCGTTGAGCGCAGCCTCGCTGCGCTCAACAAGCACGGCAATACGCTTGGCGTGGCCCCCACGGGCTGCCACGCCGCCGGAACGCCGATCCTGATGTTCGATGGTTCTCTCAAGCCCGTCGAGGCAATCGCGGTCGGGGACCTGCTCATGGGCCCCGGCAGCACGCCGCGCCGCGTACTGCGGTTGCATCGCGGCCATGACGAAATGTTCGAAATCCGCCCCCTCAAGGGCGAGTCCTTCATCGTCAATCTCGACCACATCCTGACCCTGGTGCGCACCGATGAAGGCCCCCGCCCCAGAGGCCACAACCGCGAAGGCGAGATCATTGATATCGCGTTGAGCGATTGGCTCGCCGCCTCGGACACTTTCCGCCACCTGCACAAGCTTCTCCGCCTGCCAGCCGATTTCCCGGCGCGGCCCGAACCCTCGCTCGACCCGTATATCCTCGGCGTCCTGATCGGGGATGGCGGGTTGCGCCGCAGCACTTCCGTGACGACCCCCGATATTGAGATCGTCGATTCACTCTACAGCTTTGCCCGCGCCAATGACATCCGCATCCGGTGCGAGCAGCTACCTGACAATGCCGCCAATACCTACCATTTGGTGGATGATCGCAGCAGCCGAAACGCGGTGAATGATCAGCTGCGGCAGCTTGGCCTGTTCGGCAAGCTTTCCACCCAGAAATTCGTGCCCGATGAGTATCGCCTGGGATCGCGCAAGGTGCGGCTTGCCATGCTTGCCGGGCTTTTGGATACCGATGGCCATCTTTCCTGCGGTCGCTGCTTTGAGTTTTGCAGCGCCTCACAACAGCTTGCCAAGGATGTCGTCTTTATGGCGCGCAGCCTCGGCTTCCTGGCAACCATGCGTGAAAAGGAGGTCCAGGGGGAGATCTACTTCCGGGTCCATATCTCCGGTGACCTAGATGCCATCCCGAACAGGGTCATTCGCAAGCAGGCGCCACCGCGCCGGCAAAAGAAGAACGTGCTGCGGACTGGCTTTACCGTTCATCGCGTCGGTCCGGGTGACTATTTCGGTTTCACTGTGGATGGCGATCACCGCTACCTGATGGGCGATTTCACGATCACCCATAATTGCGGCAAGACCATCATGCTCTCCGCCGCCGTCGGTGAGCATCTCTCGGGCAATGGTGCCAAGGCAGCCATTCTCGCGCATCGGGACGAACTTACCCTCCAGAACCACGCGAAATTCCGCCGCGTGAACCCCGGCATCAGCACCTCGGTGGTCGATGCCAGCCAGAAATCCTGGGTGGGTCAGGCCACCTTCGCCATGGTGCCCACCCTCACTCGGGCGGCCAATCTGGACGCCATGCCCAGGCTCGACCTGCTGGTGATTGATGAAGCCCATCACGCCATCGCGCAAAGCTACCGGCGCATCATTGACCGCGTCCGCGACCAGAACCCTGAGTGCCGCATCTATGGCGTGACCGCCACGCCCAATCGCGGCGACAAGATCGGGCTGCGCGAGGTCTTCTCCAATGTGGCGGATCAGATCCGGCTCGGCGAATTGATCGCCGCCGGCCATCTCGTGGTACCGCGAACCTTCGTCATTGATGTCGGTGTGCAGGATGAACTGCGCAATGTCCGGCGCAGCGGCGATGATTTCGACATGAATGAAGTAGCCCGGGTGATGGACACCGTCCCGGTGACCGATGCGGTGGTCAAGCACTGGAAGGAAAAAGCCGGGGGCCGCCAGACCGTCGCTTTCTGTTCCACCATCGCGCACGCCGAGAATGTTGCGGCAGCCTTCAACGCGGCGGGCGTGCCGACCGTCATGGTCACCGGTGATATGCTCGAGGCAGAGCGCCGCGCAGTACTCGCGGCCTATGCCTCGGGCGAGGCGCGCGTCATCGTCAATGTCGCAGTGCTCACTGAGGGCTGGGACCATCCGCCCACCTCCTGCGTCGTGCTGCTGCGGCCGAGTTCCTACAAGGCCACCATGATCCAGATGGTGGGGCGCGGGCTGCGCACCGTCGATCCGGTCGAGCATCCCGGCATCATCAAGCGCGACTGCATCGTGCTGGATTTCGGCACCTCCTCACAAATCCATGGCTGCCTGGAACAGGATGTGGATCTGGACAGCCAGGCCGGCACTGGTGAGGCCCCAACCAAAACCTGCCCGTCCTGCGAGGCGGAAATCCCCATCGCCGTGATGGAATGCCCGATCTGCGGTCATGCCTTTGAGGCAGGCGGGCGCGCGGCAGCACCAGTGTCCGATTTCATCATGACGGAAATCGATCTGCTCTCGCGCTCCAGCTTCGAATGGTGCGACCTGTTTGGCGATGACGCTTCGCTGCTGGCCAATGGCTTTCATGGCTGGGCTGGCATCTTTTTCCTCAATGGCGCCTGGCACGCGGTGGGCGGCGCCCGGGGCGAACAGACAAGGCTGCTCTCCATCGGCGAACGCATGGTGGCACTTGCCGCCGCGGATGATTGGCTGAACGAGCACGAAACCGATGAAAGCGCCCATAAAAGCCGCCGCTGGCTGCGTGAGCCACCGACCGAGCGGCAATTGGCGCATCTCCAGCCCGAGCGGCGCAGCGATTACAGCCTGACGCGCTATCACGCCTCGGCGCTGCTGACCTTCAAATTCAATCGCAACACTATCCGCTACCTGATCCAAAATGCGCAGGGCGCCAATCTGGCGAGGGCAGCATGAGCCATGACGCGCGCCGCCCAATACCCCTGCGCCGTCTGCGCGCGTCCGGCGCTTGGCTTTGGCTGGTTCGACCCAGTCAAACAGAAACAGCGCCGCCCCTCAGTCATGTTTTGCAGCATGGCCTGCCAGGGCTTTTGGTCGCGCTTGGCACGCCATGGTTGATCTGTCCGAACAGGAACAAGCCGCCATGCGCGCTGCAATGCGCAACCTGGGCGAGGCCATGCAGGAAATCGGCTGGAACACGCGCCTTTGCGATTTGAACGAGGCCCAGGTGCTGACGCTGATCGAGGTCGCGGTCGGCGCCTTTCAGGACGCCATGCGGGCCAGCGCCCTGCAAGCAATCGGGGAGATACCCTTCTGATGCTGGACTTCAATAGCCGCAGCCAAGCTGGCATTGTCATCAACGCCGCGATTGATACCGCGCTGGAGCAGGACAACGCTGCCCAGGCGCCGCGCAGCTATCTGGGCGGCTCGCGCCTTGGCCATGCCTGCGAGCGTGCGCTGCAATTCGAATACCTGCAAGCGCCCAAGGATGAAGGTGCTGGCTTTGACGGCAGGCTGCTCCGCATCTTTGCCATCGGCCATGTGCTGGAAGATTTGGCGGTGGCCTGGCTGCGCGGTGCGGGCTTTCAGCTGTTCACGCGCAAGGGCGATCAGCCGGATGCGCCGCAATTCGGCTTTTCCATCGTGGGTGGGCGCATTCGCGGCCATGTTGATGGCGTTATCGCCGGCGGTCCTGATATTCCCGGCATGGCCTTTCCCGCGCTTTGGGAATGCAAGACCATGAACGCCAAGGCCTGGCGTGAGACCGCGAGCAAGGGCGTGGCGGCCGCCAAGCCGATCTATGCCGCGCAGATCGCGATCTACCAAGCCTATATGGACGCGGCCATTCCAGGTGTTGCGGATAACCCGGCGCTATTCACCGCCATCAACAAGGATACCGCGGAACTTCATCACGAACTGGTGCCGTTCAATGCGGAATTGGCGCAGCGTATGTCAGACCGCGCGGTGCGTATCCTGCGGGCCAGTGACGCTGGCGAATTGCTGCCGCGCATTGCGCTGACCTCTGATCACTTCGAATGCCGCTTCTGCCCCCGGGCCAAGCGCTGCTGGGAGCAGCCGGCATGATGCGCTGGGATGATTTCAACGATGCCGCGCCGGTGCTGGAGGACCGACTTCCCGACGCTGGGCAGTCGATCCCAACACCTGCTGCACCGGATCTGGAACAGATCGCCTGCTTTCTGTCGGTGGCCTTCAGCTATTGCGAAGGGCTCATCCCGGTGCGCGGCTTTGTCGATCAGGGGCAAGGGCTGACGATCAAGCCGCACAATATCTGGATCCCCGCCGATGCCACGGCGCCGGAATTGCTCGCCACCTATGCCACCTGGGCCGCGCGCGAAGGCAGCGCCGTTTATGTCATACCCGGCACCGTCGCAGAGCATGGCCAGGCCCGCGCCGAGCATGTGCTGCAAATGCAGGCCATGGTGGTTGATCTCGATACCGGGGATATCGCAGCCAAGTTTTCCCACCTGTTGCAGCACCTCGGCGAACCGACGCTGATTGTCGAAAGCGGTGGGCGCACCGCCGAAGGCGCGGCCAAGCTGCATGTCTGGTGGAAACTGACCGAACCGGCAAAGGGGGCAGAGCTTGCGCGGCTTTGCGCCTTGCGCGGTGAGATCGCCGATAAGGTCGGTGGCGATCCGCATTTCCGCTCCGCCCATCAGCCCATCCGTGTTCCAGGTACCGTGTATCGCAAGGCGGGCGTGGAGCGCATCGTCACCATTCGCGCTCACAACCCCGAGCGCGAGTTGGACCTTGGCGACTTCGCCGAGGCCGTTGCGGCCATGCCCTTTCTGCCGGGCCAAGATCGGCCACAGGCTGGCGCACAGGCCGATAGGCCAGGGCTGGACGCCATACTCACCACACCCGTGCGTGAGGGCGCCCAGGACGCCTGGACGCGGTTTCAGGGCGCCAGTGCCGCCATCGGGCATTTCATCCGCCAGGTGCATGAAGGCCGCATGACGCCGGACGAGG